GTTCTGACCGCTCGCATTGTAGCACACGGGGTAAAAGTCGGGGTATGCCTGTTTCTTGTGTTGGCTGTGGCGGAAAAAAGAAACGAACAGCGCTATTTTGCAAAAAGTGTCGATTTGGCTATTTAGCGGCACGGCGCGCAGAAGCCGAATTGGACGATATGTTTATGAGTGCAGTTGAACGCGATTAACGCTTTTCTCTTTCACCAAAGCAGAGTAATGCCTTATAGTGCGAGAGCATGAGCCTTCCCCTAACCTTCGTTAAGGCAATTTTAGTTTCACTTGCGGTTGTGTTCTTTGTTGTTGCTCCGCGAGTTACGCTATCGCCTTTTGGAAGCACCTATTACGTCTCACCGCAAGGCAGCGATACTAACGACGGCTCTTTTGAGCAGCCGTGGAAGACATTGAATAAAGCCTGTGCGGCCGTCGCTTCAGGATCTACAATCATCATGCGTGGCGGTTCATATCCAGATAACTACTGTCACGGCACAACCCCCAACATCATACTAAAGGCATCAACCGGGGAGATACCTGTTATTACCGGAAATCCTACCTATGGCATGTTTTTGAATTTGAGTTCTGGCTGGATAGTGGATGGGATAACGATCTCTGACACGGCCGTGTCAACTTCAGTTCAGGTAAGTATTCAAGGAGCGGGAACGATATTGAGAAATTCTCGCCTGAAGAACAACGCAGGTGACACGATGGTCCGCGTACTCAGCTCGAGCTCGATCACGATTGAGAACTGTGTTTTTGATACCACCGGCGGCGATCTCGTGCCCACTGATACGACTTCAGGATTTGGCGCGGGAGATCATATTTACGTCTTAGGATCGCATCACGTACTCATCCAGGGAAATCAATTCTCGCGCGCCGGCCACGCCGCAATGGACATTATAAACTCTGGCAGTGGCACGAGTGATCCGGCTTTTGTCGCTAGTCACGACATCGTGATTCGCCGTAATCGAATTGAACAGCATTGGGGTGGCGGAATCTATATTTCTCGAGGCTCTTATCGCACACTGGTCGAAGAGAATGAGATCTACTACGCTGGTGAAGGTGTGACATCCTATCCCAAGACTGGGCTGCAAATTGCCGGCGAGTCAGGCATCTGGCGTCGCAACATCATTGGCTGGCCTAGTGTTTCACCAATGGCGAATACGGGAATAACCGTTGCAGGTTACTACTACGGCGGAATCATTCAGAACGTCAGACTGAATCGCGTATACAACAACGTGGTCTATAAAGCAGGCTGGATGCCTTTCATTTTGATTCAGAAGGATGATTCAGCAGCAACCCAAAACAAGTTCGCCAACAACGTCTTCTACTACTCTCGGCTCGCTGGAATAAAGAATCCGTATTGGCCAGACGGGTCAACCTATCTCGGCTTCGACACCTATCATGCCAATGTGCAGTGGACCGACTTCCCACATGAGAACTACTTCCTTGGCAACGACATCCTGCATGCAGACGCGAGTGGGGATAAGCCTGACAACCCACGCATTATCTATCACCAGTCTCGAGAGGTTGCCGATCTTGCTTATTCCCTTACACAAGCCGAGCAGCAATTCCCTGGATTCTTTGTGAGCAACCGCGCAGTCAACCCACAATTTGTCAACGCCGATGCAAGGGACTTCCGCTTAGCTAGTGGCTCGCCAATGATTGACTCTGGAGTATCGCTTGCACGCACAACGGGAGCTGGAAATAGTAACGTCATTCCGATGGATGATCCGTACTGGTTTTCTGATGGATTTGGCGTAATCACGGGAGACGTGATTCGCATTGGAACTGCAACAGCAACGATTACAAACGTAGACTTAGCAGGAAAGAAATTGACGGTTGATCATGCTGTGACGTTTGAATCAGGAGCGGCGGTTAATTTGGATTATCGGGGGGCAGGACTGGACGTGGGCGCGATTGAGAGCGGAGGCGGAACTACAAGTCCAAGCCCAACACCAACACCGTCTGCAAGTCCGACGCCCTCGCCGATTCCGAGTCCGTCTCCTACTCCTGTACCTACTCCAACACCCTGTACAATGACAGTTGATAATCCAGTTGTGCCTCAGTGGGGTAACGGAAAATTAGTAGTAACGTTTGCTGGTATAACTCAACCGGGAAATGTGAGCGCGAGTGCGACCTCAGGACAGGTCACGGTGAGTCCGAGCTCTAGATTAGTGAGTGGAACATCAATGATCGCAGAGTTTCTACTCCAAGCAAAAAAGAAATCCAGCAGTGTTATAGTTACCGGACCATGTGGATCTAAAACTGTGATGGTGAATGTTCAGTGAACGTTGAGTTTGAAATTAACCGACTCAGTCGTCAAGTTGAAAGCCTTAAACGTGAACTGAGGCAAAAGAGCAAGCTTTGGGACACAGTCTGCTCTGCACCTTGGCAAAGGTTTTTGTGGTTCCTGCAAGGGTTTAGATTGTGGCGTGTTGGTCGGTGGTATGGGAAGACAGACGGTTTGAAGTGAGGTAGTTATGCCAATTACAAGCAACGAAGATTTTGTGCTGACCTACGACGCTGACTCTCAAGTTGCATCGACACGTGTGTTCTCTCATGACGCACCAACCCAACTAGAATTCGGTGGACAATGTCTGATTATTGAGATTGTCCGCGGTGTGTTGGCTGACGGCATCTCGGCAGACGATTGGAATAACACTGGGGAAGGATTCAGGTTCGCAGACCAAGCCGCTTGGGATGAATGGTTTTTAGGTATACGCAACGCCGCTCAGGAGCGGGCCGCACTGAACGTCGCATCGCACGTAAACGAATTAACCGAAGCACAGTTGGGCCAAGCGGCAAATCTGGCCGCAAACTTCTGCGAGCGTGGCTATGTAGGTGTCATGGCGGGAACGCAGCAAGCCGATAAGATCACGTTTACGAGGCTAGGGGGAATCTAGCCATTGCTTCTCTGCTCTATTTAAGGAATTCCCAACTCCACGGTATAAGCGGGACCGGAGACGGAATTCTTTATGACATGCTGAAGGACGCGCCCGGATCTTCAGCCGATACGGTAGTGACCAATACGGTAGCAAGCGGCACTGAGATTCAGGCGACAAAAACTGCCGGTGGATCGTCGGTAGCTTGGATTAGCGGTCGCGTTCCTGCCGGCGGCTTCACGCTCACGGCGGTGGACATTTCGCTATGGCAAGTCGAGTCAAACATGAACGCCAACATCGGAGGGCGGTTTAGATTATTCAAACGCACGGCGGCCGGGACAATTACAGAGTTGGGCGGGGGGCCGTTTGACGATGGAGCCGAAATGGGAACCTCCAACACGGAGGACACATGGACTGGCAATCCTACCGATACAGCATTCTCCGAAGATGATCGGATTATCCTTCGTTACTATCTAACTAACATTCTAACTATGGGCGGGAGCTTTACAGGAACCATGACTTTCAATGCTGCCGCAGGGGCAACTGGCGATTCGTTTCTCAACCTTGCGGAAACCGTAGCGTTCAAATCCGATGGAGGCCTGTTTCCTTTCTTCCAAGATAATTCGCTTACAGGGGGACTGCAATCGGGCGGATTTGGAGATTAAAAACTCGTGTTAGTAGATTATAAGCGCGGTACGACTTCAATCATCCTGCGGGTCAAGATTCGCGATAGTACGGTATCCACTGGCGCCGGAAAAACAGGTCTGACAAGCTCGTCCTCTGGTTTGATCATTTCAACGATAGCGAACAACGAAGCGACACCGACTGTCTACGCACAAGCCTCGTCAAACGTTGAGACGATTACAACGTTGGGTACTTATGCGGCCCCGACTGCTAGTAAGTGTCGTTTCAAAGAAGTTGACGCGACCAATCACAAAGGCATCTACGAAATCCAGATTGCCGATGCGCGGTTCGCCGTTTCAAACGCCCGCACCTTGCTTGTTTCGATTTCTGGCGTCACAGGCATGGCAGAGACAGACTTTCTCATTCCCCTTCGTGACGTTGATCCTTATGATGCGGTGCGCTTCGGCCTCACGGCATTACCTAATGCGGCGGCAGAAGCATCAGGCGGTTTGTACACGAGGGGCACAGGAGCCGGACAAATTAATCAGCCCGCAAATGGAATGGTTGATACAAACGTTGTTCGTAATGCCGGGACCGCGATTACTGCGGCTTCAGGTGTCCAGGAAGTGAAGGTAGCGAGCATCGCCGCAAACGCTATTACAGACGCAGCGGTGTCAACGGACATGGACAGTTACATAGCAAAGGTGTGGGTTACTAAACAGGGAACCACGCAAGATGAATACTCAGTTACGTTTTATAAGAACGGGACACCGATAGAATCAGGTATTACCAGCCCGCTCATTGATTACGTCAAAAAGATGACGGACGGCACAATCCTCGTGAACGACGCAACGTTAACCGAACAGAGCAATGGTGATTACTATTACGTGGAATCCACAAATAAGTTAGTTGCGGGTAAGGCTTACATGTCGCGAGTGACAGCGACTATTGATGGATCAACTCGGGTAATGAAGCAGAACGTTAGCAGAGACTCTACTTAAGGAATTGTTTTAAGGCGCCACCGAAAGAGGGTCGGGGTAAGTGACCCGGCCTTTTTAATTAGCACTATCCATGACATTCCCTACCACTTCAGTCGTATACAACTTCAACGGAGCAGATACAGGCCCGCCTATGCCTAATTGGGCAACGGTTAATGATCTCTTCGGTTCTGTCAGTCGTGGATTCAAGATTGTCAGCAATCAGGCTGAAAACAGTGCTAACTCAGTCAATTGCGATTACTACAGTTTGTCAACATTTGGACCAGACGTTGAAGTCTACGCAACGATGGTAGCCCGAGGGTCAGGGGTAGACTCGAGCGGCGTAAGTTTTTTGAGCGATCCCGCCGGCACTCCACAAGGGTACACCGTTCTCAGTACAGGCAGCGTTATAAGGGTTTATCGGGTAGACGGTGACTCAAATCATTCACAGTTAGGTGCCGATATCTCCCAAGCGTTCACCGCTGGAGACTCGATAGGGTTCGTGCGCAATTCTGCCACGGGAGCGATTGATGTCTATTACAAAGTAGGGGCAGGGGCGTGGACGTTTCTCGACAGCCGTACAGATTTTACCTACACGTCCACCGGGCGGCTGTGCTTGTGGGCTGATGGCGGATCCATAGGTTCGGCCAAGTTTGATGATTTCGGCGGCGGTACGCTTAGCACAGCAACAGCGGCTGGGCCTGCTTTATTCCGTGGACGCAATACTCCGTTCTTTGATGACGATCAGGTAAATAGATTTGAGTTCTGGCCAGCAGCGACCGCAGTTCAAAACTATACCATGCCGACAACGGCTGGAGCGTTCGCTCTAACAGGTAACGCGACAGGACTTAGGACGGATCGACGGCTTACGGCTGCGAGCGGAGCATTTTCAGAAACTGGCACTGCTACCAATCTCAAGCTCGGGCACAAGTTAACTGTCACCACGGGAGTTTTTAACGAAACCGGGAATAGTGCGTCTCTATTATTTGGCCACAAGTTGAGTGCGGTTGTCGGTCCGTTTGTTGAGACAGGAAACGCGACGGGTTTATTAGCCCAACGTAAACTCAGCGCCGCCGCAGGAGCGTTCAACGAGAGCGGGATCGCCGCATCGTTATTGCGCGGATTTCGTGTGTCCGTGACTCCTGGATCTTTTGCGCTCTCAGGGAATGCCGCCTTACTTCGACGCACCGGATTGTTACCTGCCTCTGGCGGAAGTTTTGCGCAGACAGGGCAGAGTGCCGGACTCAGGGCATCACGAACCATTGGTGCCACAGTCGGCACGTTTAACCTTACAGGAAACGCCGCCACACTAACCAAAATATCGTCTCTGACGCTTTTAGCATCAACTGGAGCGTTTAACCTTGCAGGCAATGCGGTCGCGTTTCCGGTCAATCATGTGTTAGCCGTGAACCCCGGCAGCTTTTCGCTCACAGGAAACGCTCTTAATCTGCTTTACGGAAAGAAGATCTCGGGCACGACAGGCATCTTCTCGAACACTGGTAACTCCGCCGGTCTTACGTCTCAGCGAAGGCTAGCGGGCTCTGTGGGTGCTTTTGTGGTGATCGGTAATGCATTAGGTCTATTAGCATCAAGGAAATTAATAGCGAACGCTGGCATATTCAGTCAGTTGGGCCAGAGCGCAAGCCTCAGAACATCGCGATTGCTCACTGTAACGACAGGCACATTTAATCTCACAGGTAATAGTGCCACTCTCACACAGGCGGCAGCCCGGACCATCGTTGCAAGTGTGGGTAATTTTGCTTTGGCCGGGCAGGATGCAGACTTATTCGCGACAAGGCTGTTCGGGGGCAATACCGGATCATTTACATTAGCGGGAAACAGTGTTGCTCTTAAGTCTTCGCGAACCGTAACCGTTACCACAGGAGAGTTTCAACTCGGCGGTCAATCTGCACAATCCGGAATCAGCCGAACACTGACTGTTACATCTGGATTATTCAGCACTACGGGTCAAGATGCAGAATTTCTAAGCGCAAGACTACTCCCAGCAGCAGCGGGATTATTTACACTGACAGGTGGGCTGGTTACATTTGGCTTTAGCGGTCTTGATTTAACCGTTCAGCCCACGGCACTCATTTCTGTGGTCGAAAAACCTACAGCCGTGCTATCTTTAATCGCGAAGCCTTCTGCAACGATTACGATTACAAATAAACCAAGTGCCACAATCACGAAATGGCTGTAGCAGATCAAGATTTGGAAATTGACCGAGGCGATGACGAGCGACTACTTGCTGTGATAACGCCATTCACTGCCGCAACGGAATTACATTTCACTGCAAAGAAGCGACTAAACGATACGGATGCTAGCGCAGTAATCACCAAAACTTTAGGGGCTGGCATCTCAGTCACAGTACCAGGAGACGTGAACACGCCGGCACAAGCACAGATCGCAATCAACAAGGCTGATACACAAGCGCTGCCAAATAAAGTAAGTCCGCCCGTGGTTCTGTTTTATGATTTGACGGACGGAGCAAATCACACTTTGGCTAAAGGAAAGTTAACGATCAAGCCCGAGGTAAGGTTAGCAGGATAGGAGATAAAACATGGCGAGCTTTCAAAAGTTCAACCAGTTCGCAGAAGACGTCTATGAAAAGGTCCATAACATGGGAGCAGACCAATTCACGATCGCTCTGACGAACACAGCCCCGGTCGCCGCTAATTCCGTGATCGCGGACATCACTGAAATCTCCTATACAAACGTGTCCAGCCGAAATGTAACTACGTCCTCATCCGTGCAAACATCCGGAATTTATAAGCTAATTCTTGCCGATCTCGTGTTGACTGCCTCAGGCTCAGTTGGCCCATTCCGTTACGCCGTTCTATTCAACAACACGCCAACATCGCCGCTTGATCCGTTAGTAGGATTTTACGATTACGGATCGTCAATCAGCCTGAACACAGGAGAAACCTTCACCGTTGACTTCGACGGATCTGCCGGAGCAATTACACATCAGTAGGAGTCGCTAATGAGCAGAATCAGAGACATCAAAGAAATCAAAGACGAACTCGAAGCCGCACGCACCGACTATCAAGGCAAAGCGAATACCCTGCCCGCCTCAGAACTGCGCCCGCTCACTGATAAGATCAAAGAGTTACAGGCTGAACTAGCGGCTTGGATATCAGATGGTGCATTGGCTTGCACTGTGTGCGAGATCTCCCCTCACGGTATGGAGCAGCAAGTCGCGATTAAAGGTCAGGCAATGCCTATTTACGAAGTCGGCTGCCTTGTGTGTCCTGATCGGCGTGCACAGGGATTCACTCCAGAGGGCGCAGTTAAAGCATGGAATGAAGAGAAGTTCCTGCCGCCAAAGAAAGAGGTCGCGTGATGGATAGCTCCAAACTTTATGACGCCATTTTTATCTCATTATTCCTACTTGGTGCGGGGGTTTGTTTGAAGGTGATTTACGGCGGCGTAAAGCTCTACTACAAACCAGAAGATTCGCGTAGGTAAAGAAAAATGATTTCAACTCCCTTTTTAGTCTGTCTTATAGGTGCTTTGCTCTGGTTGATCTTCACTAAGTGGCAGAAGATCGCGGATGCCTGGGTAGCAGAGTTTGGTAAGTGCATGTTTGTAGTTGGTCTATTTTGGACTGTAGCGCCTTATGCTGGGAAGGTGGCGTGGTGAGGATAACGTGGGGCGGAACGCGAACAGTGCTGCTGACGAAGCGTTATGCTTTGAAGGTGCCTCGGTTTTATCCGTGGTCGTGGATACTGTTCAAACTAGGATTTCACTGTAATCGGCATGAGCGTAAGCACTCACAATCGGGTCATCCAAAACTCTGTCCTGTGCTGTTCGCGGATCGCTTCGGCTTACTGGTAGTCATGCCGCGATGCACGCCGATTGTGCCGATGGAGCCGTGGAAAGACACAGCGTCGCGGGCAATGTGTCCGGTTGAGTACGCATACTGGCAATCACAAGGGCTTCCGTTTGATAACTATCACTTCAACTTCGGACGGCTTAACGGGCACTTGGTAGCTCTTGACTACGGAACCGACTACCGGATGGAGTTGTGTTAAATGAGCACGGGCGAAGGGATATTGATAGCGATTGGCGTTAGTTTTCTAGTGGGTTTATCGCTGGGGCTGATACTGGCCTTGAAGTAAATGCGCACAATCCGTACATCTGAAGGCCGTGTTTACTTGCTGTGGTGCGAAGGCAGCACCTTGTTCAAGATAGGGTTTACACGCGGCGGCGTTGACGACCGTGCGCGCCAAATCCAAACATCATGCCCACTGCCTATTAGAATCCAAGGAGAGTTGGCGGGCTCCACAAGAGACGAGGATCTGCTACACAAGGAATGCCGCCCTTATCGTACCGTGGGAGAGTGGTTCAATCTTCCCGAAGCGGTTGTCTGGAAGCTGTTGGTATGGTTTGGAAGGGGAACAACTTGTCAAAGTTGACACCTATACGACGCCAAACGTTCCTTGATTACCTCCGAAATGGCTGGAGCATATCAGCAGCAGCGAAGGGGATCGGCGTTACCCGGCAGGCGCTTTACGCTGTAAAACTTTCAGATCCCGGCTTTGCGGAACAATGGGAAGACGCGTACGAATCAGGCACGGATCTATTTGAGGACGAGGTTAAGCGCCGCGCCCTTGAGGGAATCGACAAGCCAGTGTTCTACAAAGGTGAGATAGTCGGCCATATCAAAGAGTATTCAGATACTCTGATGGCCATCGTGCTTAAGGCGAGGCGTCCAGAGAAGTACCGCGAACGCTTTGACGTTGAGATTAAAGACGCTCGCAAGCGTGCTGAGATTGCCATTGAGCAGATGATGAGAAACGCTGGCGTGGGTCGCGCTGAAGCGATCGATCTACTTAAGCCACACATACCACAAATCTCTGAGTTGCTTCATTAGAAAATGAATGCAGGAAGCGGAACACATTGCCCGTCAAGTAGCCGCAGCGTTTCATGCGAGCACTATTCTCGATGAAACTGACGCCGGATTTGTAGATTCCCCCGAAGTTGAACCTCCTCACGCGCCTACTAACGACGCAGAGTTAAAGACATTTCTTGCCGACAGATTTGGAATTCGTATACCGGATACGCAAGTCTGCCCAAACCATTCAACACCATTCAGAGCCTTTGCGGATGCTTACTTCGCGCGTTATGGCGTGACCGTATGGAAAGCCTCACGAGGGCTCGGTGG